CTGACCATTCGAAGCGTAGTAAGCCACGCTCGTACCAACCGGGATCGCAGCCGGAAGACCAGCACCCGTCAGGGTGATGCTCGCACCAGTGGACGAACCCGTCGCCGTGTAACTGAACGCAGTGTCTTCCACCACACCGATGCAACGGACCGGGAGGACCGTCGAAACCGGGGTAGCAGACGGAGCCAGCACGGCATTCTTGGAATTGCCCGTGTTGACATCGCCCGTGTTGTTCACCATCGAAAGGTTTGCACCAATCATGGCGACAGCGCCCGAAGCCATGGTGGTTCCCGACGAGCAGACCGCCGCCTTGAAGACGGTGTCCGGATCATCAGCCACATAGGCAATCGCATCACCAGCCAGCGTCGAAGCGGGCCAGTACTGCGAAAAGCGCTTGGTCTTCGTCACGGGGTCCGTGTACGCACAGCCCAAGAAGATACCGTCGAACTGCGCCGAATCAGCGCCCGTGGACACTGAAGGACGAGTCACGGAACCACGCAGCACCTTCACGAAATCGCCGTAGAAGATGTTCGTGGCATAGCCATATTGAATCGGCAGGGCACGGGTCGAACCCGCGAACACCTGCCCACCGATCAGGTTGATCGGCTTCAGCCCGTAGGGGGCCGAGACATTCGTTCCAGAAGCCATTTGAGATTACCTCGTAAAAAGTTTAAACAGATTGATTATATCAACCACGTCCAAAGGTTGTTCGCGTAGAACGCTCCGGGTTAAGGAGCGGCATACGCGGGTCGTTTTCCCGCAGGAAACTGCGGTCAACGCCTTCGATCTGCCTGTCAGCCAACTCTTGGAAGTACTTCTTACGGGATTCCATCTTCTCTGCCGGAGCCTTGCAAAGCAGCAAACCACCGACTTCGACATTGCCTTTGAACTGAGAATTGTGGTCAGACATGATCTTCAACTCAGGATGATCTTCTGCCTTAACAGGTTCCCAGCCCTCACGGAACTGACGTGAGACGTTGGTGTTATCCGTACGTCCCAAAGAAGAAGTGCGAATCCAGCGAAATACCCAGCCATCTTTTGGCTCAGGGACCGGAAGCGATGATTGCGGCATCCAAGAATCGTTAGGACGAGTCTCGGTCTGCCGTTCAATGCGAACACTGCGCTCATTAGCCATTTGAACTCTCCTTAATGAGTTGTTTGGCGTACTGCTCGGGGGTTAAGCCAAGTCTCTTGGCGAGAGAAACTTGTGTAGCAGTCAGTTGGATTTTGCGGGGCTTGGCTCCGTTACTCCGGTTGGAGGGAGCGACCACCGTTGAAGGTCGTCTTGAAGAAGAAGCCGGGGCATCTTCCTCAAAGTAGTCCGGGAAGCGCAACCGCATGGTGCTGTTGATCTTCTCGTAGTACTCGTCCGTGTCGGGCTTTACGCCGTGTTCACGGATCAAAGTTTCATGCGTGGCATAGGCCAGTGCGGTCATCTCGCGGTTTGTACCGAACCACGGATTCTCTTTGGTCCATGACATCGTTTTTGCAGACGGCTGCGGCAAAGGTACCGGCTGGTATTGCTGCTGCGTCTGTGGCTGCACAGCCTGCTCTTGAGGCTGGAACTTGGGTCGAGACTGAATGTTCCTTTCGTACTTTTCAGCCTCCCGAAGTTCAGTCTGAGCATTCAGTAGGCTTTCTTGTGCCGAAATGATCTGGTCAGGGTCGCCCTTCTCATAGGCTTCCTTGTACCGGAACTTGGCTTGCTCAAGGGCGATAGTCGCCTTGGATTTGATTTGCTGTACGAGAGCGCCTTCACCACGCTGGATGAGGTTCTCATACTGTTGGTTTTTGTGTGCAAGTTGCTGTGCGAACTGGATTGCTTCCTCACGCATGCGCTCGGCGGCTTCACGCTGACGGCGCTCTTCGTGCTGTTCGTACTTCAACTTGTTGATGCGTTCCCGGACTTTCTTGGAATAGCCCGACAACTCTTCATCGCTCTCCTCCGGTGCAACCTCAACCTTGGCATCAGCCTTGGCTGGCTTGCGCGGAAGATCGTCGATGATCTCCAGTTCCACCTCAGGGGCGGCTTCTTCCTTCGGCTCAGGCTCTGTTGGAACCTGATAGGAGACTCCGAAGAATCGGTCTTCTCGACTAGTCTCTAGTTCGCTCATACCTTCACCACTCCCCTCGGATCTTCAACAACCGCCTCTACTGAGTCGTCATTGATCAAACGGAACTCTTTGCCATGTACCTTGAAGCGCGTACCCGAATAAGACCGCATCATGATCCAGTCTCCTTTCTGACAGTACGGTCCTGAAGGGAACCTATCTGGGGCTTTATATGCATCTGGTCCCATCTCTAGGACGAACCCGACGATGCTTCCAATCTCTTCGCTTTGAAGAGTCTGGGAAGACTTGATGATGCCCCCTTCGGTTTTCTCCTCAGGGTCTGGAAGTGCAATGAGTAGTTTGTACCCCGTTGGTTTGGGTAATTGACTGGCTAACTTATCAGACATAGTTCCTCGCACCGGAAGATTTAAACGTGTCCGGAGTCACGCGCATCGCAATATGCGAAGTTGTTTAATCGTCGTCAATTTGCTTTGTTAAGTCAAGCAGTTCCCGTTCGGCAATCGCCAGACCATGGATCACACCACAACATCGCTTGTAATCCGCATAGTCCGTACATCCCCCTCCGGAGATGTGATCGGCCATCTCATTCATCTGGTGACGAATGGATTTCTTCAGGTAATCAGCGAGATTGTGGTGGCTTGCGGTTTGCATTCAGCAGTTCCCGTGAAATCTGTACGCCCAACTTGGCACCTTCGATCTGGTCTCGCGACGAGATCTCCTTGCCTTGCATCTCGGCCTGCATGTTGGCGTTGGCGATCTGTACTCCAAGACGCGCACCTTCGATGCGTTCTTGGGTGCGCTGGCGATCCTGATCGGCCTGTAGTTTCATGCGGGTCTTTTCCATATCCGCCTGAATCTTGGCCATCTCGGCCTCGGCCTTCTGCTGGATCTCCTGCTGACGAAGTTGCAGTTTCTGCATTTCGATCTGGAGTACAGGGTCTTGGGCCTCTTCCATCTGCTTTTGCATCTGGGCTTCGGCCTGATCCTTTTGCAGCAACTGGGCTGCAGCCGGGGCGACCAACTGGGAAATACGGTATTCGATGTCCTCGGGAAGCGGTTCCCCCGGAGGAGGCAGTTTGACTCCCAACTGCTTTTCGATCTCCATGCGGTACTGGAAGGCCAGATGCTCCGCAATGTGTGCGGCGATTGCGCCTTGCATAGCCTGCGCGTTCGGAGATTGACCCGCCATCTGCTGGATCTTCGGGTCTTGGATAAACGAAGTGTGGGTCTGAATGTGGGCTTCGTGATCCTGATAGATGAAAGCCTTGGTCGGGATGTTGTTGAGGAATCCCATGTTCTCGGAGACAGGGTCGGTCGGCAGCAGTTCCTGCTGAGTCTTGACGATCTCCTGTGCATCCGCGATGCCCAAGGTATCCAACATCTGACGATGCAGGAGCGGCATGTTGTACATATCCGGTGCGCCGGATGCCAACTGCAATGCCGCTTGGTACTTCATGATCCGCTGGGCCATGGTTCCCGCATTGGGATCAGATACCGGAACGATATCGATCCGGTCATCGAAATCCTGAGCCGTCAGTTGCTTGCCTTGAATATCGTAGGGATATTCCTGCGGCCCGAAGTCCTTTACCAGATTGGCAAGGATCTTCAGTTCCTTCTTCATCGATGCGTGTAAACGGGCCTGCACGGCGGTTTGCACCTTCATCGATCTTTCCAACAAGGCAAGGGTGGTACCCACCGGAGCCTCGTTGTTCATGTCCGCCACCTTCATGTCGGCCTGAGAGGCGAATCTTCGGCCCTCTTCGACGATGTTCCCGAGCAACTGATACAGAACCGTTGAAGGTTCCTTGTACGGGAGGAAGGTGATGTTTTCGCGTAGGGTTCCCGACGGAATATCAACGTCACGGAACTCACCCGGCATGATGGGTGTGTCGTCGCCTTTGATCCGGAGTCCGCGAGTTTTTAATCCGCCGGGAAGGTTTGAGAGGGTTCCCGCATCAACGAGTTGACGAAGGATGCTCGTAGCGGACTTAGCCAGTCCGCCAACCATGTGAACGAGTCCGAACCCGTAGAACCCGAGTCCCGGCAGATAGGTGTAATGCACGAAGTGCTGACGGCGCTTTTTAAGGGGATCTCCCTCATAGTAGTTCCGTCGTATCGAAAGGATAGTGCGGGAACCTTTATCAATGGTGATGACGTACGGCAACGCAATGCCAGTCGGCTCACCATTCATGGTGTCTTCGAATCCCGGCAGATCGTAATCGACCAGCATCTCCAACAAGGTATAGCGGCTGTCGATATCGATAGCCGAGTCCCCGTTCATCTTGTCGTACTTCTTCTGGATATCGGTGATATCCGGAGTCGAAGGCGGCAGTTCCACATCTGAATAGAATCCCGACACCTGAAGTTTGCGAACTTCATTCGGGGTCTTTTTCATGACATGGGTGGATCGTTCGCAGGTGTAAAGATCAGGGGTTCCATAAGAAACCACAAAATCCTCAGCGGGAACGAACAAGGAAGCCGGTCGTCCAAGGTTGGGGTCGAAGTAGACCTTGCGGAAAGCAGAACCAGCCAGAGCGAGCGAGAACAACATCTTCTCGGTCTCTGAGCGATATTCGCTCATGTTTTCAGTCAAGAGGTAGTTCAGGTAATCCTGAACCCGCATGGCCTGCTGGATTCTATCCGGTGTTTGATCACCCAGAATCTTGGTCATCACCGGCCCTTTGGGCGGGAAGATTTCCTGAATAGACTGGGCTTGGAACCGGACAACTGCTTCGGAGAGCATCGGGTGGAACACGCCACAGGCTCCATCCCATGGCTGTGTTCGCTGTTCGATCTTCAATCCTAGAAGATCCAGACCCTTCATGTAGGTCTGTTCCCATTCTTTGCGAGAGTCCTTGTCCGCATCAAAGAGCGTGACCAGTTCCGTCGCAATGCTCGATAGATCGTTATCGTCGATATAAAGAGCAAGATTGTCGTCGTGGGCGGCTTGCTGCTGCTCAGGGCCGAGTTGAACTTCAACTCCCCCATCAGGCAGTTCGACCATGATCGAATCATCCTCCGGTGGGAGGACATCGATTTCCATACCTTGCCCTTCCATTACGAAGGGCATCAATGCACGATCAACCGCCACGTCGAATCTCCTTAGAGATCGGTGAACTTACCGCCTTTGACGGCAGCACCCATCCCACGGGCAACACCTTTGGTTCCACTAAAAGAACCGCCTTCATAGGTGCGACCGCCGCCATACATCTTAGCGGGGCGCTTGGCACCGGCAACCATCACCGGCTTTCCCAAACCTTTCATCTCGCCCTTGAGTTTGTCCTTGGGCTGTTTCCGAGACTTCGGGGCTTCCTTCATCTCAGTCTTCGCAGTACGACCTTTCATCAGTAATACTCCACTTTACGTCTGTACATAGGCTCATCGGGAGCATCCGACGGCAATGGGAGAAATCCTCCACGCCGATATCTCAGGAGAGCCTGTGTGCCTGAGTCTACATAGTCATCATGCTCTCCGGCAGGAAATGATGCAAATTCTTCAACCACTTCCTCTGCAAATCGTGTTTGTGGTCTCCATACCTTCCCGCTGGAAAAGAGATCCGCGACCGCATTCACACGGGCAATCTTGTCGTTTCCGCGAGATGGGGTGTATTCGGCTACTGGAATGCCCATCGCACGAAGTTCAAAAATCAAAGGGGTTCCAGCCGCCTTGGCTTCGACAATCAGCGCCTCGGGTTTCCAGTACTGGTACAACTCGTAGGCTCGTTTCTTCAGTGTGGGGAACTCCATCTTCTCCTTCATGGCATCCATCAGGATCAGATTTGGTTGCATCGCCCCGTTTTGGTCTGGATGGTAGAAAACCCCCCAAGTGGTGCAGGCAGAATAGTCCGAGCGTTCCTTTTTCAGGAAGGCGGTGTCCCATGACTGGATCAAAAACTGACACTGTGGTGGATTCCGTTCTTCCCAAACCTTCCACCACTCGCGTTTAATCAGCGCGCCTTCTTCACTGGTCGGATCTTGCTGGTACTGAGCCTGCCATTTGTGGATGGGGATTTCGTTGCGAATGGCTTCTAGTTCGGCCAGCGGCCAGAACTCGGGCCAAAGCGGGTTCCCTGAAGGAAGTATGGCTGGGAACTCAATCACCTCCCATTCATCGACCCCTTCTCTCATGGAAGAGGCTTTCAAGACCTGACCTACCAAGTCTCTCTTCGACCAACGGGTACAAATGACGACAATCGCCCCGCCCGGCTGTAGACGCTGGCGAGGACCGGAGGTGTACCACTCGTAGGCATGGTCAAACACGGTCGGATCTGACGACTGTCCCTCTTGTTCGTCATGGGGATCGTCGATGATAAGCAGATCTGCACCCTTTCCGGTGACCGCACCACCAATACCGATAGCGAAGTACTCCCCTCCCTTGGAAGTGCTCCAGCGGCCTGCGGCTTTGGAGTCAGCCCGGAGACCCACATCCGGAAAGATGGTGTGGTAGTCATCCGAATCGACCAAGTTTCGAACCTTTCGACCAAATCCCACCGCGAGTTCTGCAGTGTGGGAGGTCTGGATCACCTTCTTGTGTGGGAACCTGCCCAAAAACCATGACGGGAACAGATATGACCCGAATTCGCTCTTGGTGTGGCGGGGAGGCATACAGATGATCAATCGTTTGAGTTTGCCAGAGGCAATCTCCTCAAACTTCTCACCCATGATCCGGTGATGACGACCAGAAATGAACCCCGGCCACATCCTTTGCACGAAAGGAATGAACTTATCCCGGCATTCTTCCTTGGCTTTGGCTCCTTCGTACTCCTCAAGGAGCCTCAATATGTCTTTTTGTTGGTCAAACGGTAACTGTTTGACTTTATTCAGTATTTCAGGGGTTATGTTCAAACAAGAGATCCTCAAAATGCAGGGACAATAGCCCCCGTTTCAGCATATTCTGGATCATTTTGGCTGTGGTCTCTTCGTTCAGCGTCATCCTATCTCTATGGGGCACCCTTTGGAGTGCCCCTATACCTAACCTAATCTACAAAATTTCTAAAAAGTGTTAATCAATCCTAAAAACTGGTCCGATTTTAGCATATTATTAAGGGAAAGTCAATACTAATTTCTAAAATTTTTGCAGAAAATTTTTCAGGAAACTAGCCACACGGGAACCTTCAACAAAAGTACCGAAGAATCTCCACGGGAACACTCTCCACTGGAACCACATACCACCGGGGGTGTTGTTAAAACGCAACAGTAGTGGAAAAACATGGTGATCGTTTGAGGGAAATCGCATGTATACCAAGCATGCGGTACCGTGCTGCGAAAAGGGGGGTGGCGGGGTCGTTTTTCGCTGCAAACTGGCCGGTTAAACGAGCCACACCCCCTTTGGAATCAATGCCTTACGTCATCGGAACCCGCTGGAACTGCGTCATTGTCGCTTATATCAGCGTCTAAACGCTCCTCGACGACCTCGGTCACCGTCACATTGACCACTGGTGGCTGCAGTAGTCCTGCCAACTTCGCCTCAAGTTCAGCCGCTACCGCTGCAGCAGGACGCTCGCGGTGATCCTCGATGACCTCGCGATACAGTCCACAAGCCTTGCCAAGTAACTCGGCTGCACGCAGT